TACAACGATTGGGACCCAATCTACGTTCCGTTTTATCGGCGCGAGAAGACTTACTCTCTGCCGATTCCGAAGGGGACCGAGTTCGTATTGAACGAGGAAGAGCAACTCATCAAGGAACAGGTTTTCGCAAAAGAGAATTACACCATCAAGAATGAGGTGTTCAACTGGCGGCGGAAGCGTATTGCCGACTTCGTAGCGACTGACGGTGACGACAAAATGTTCCGTCAGGAATACAGTATGAACGCAGAGGAGAGCTTCCAGACCTCGGCTGTGACTGCATATCCGCTCGGAGTTATTAACAAGTTGATGAAGAGGACGCGCAACCCGAAGTGGGTTGGAGAGATTAGTTACGACTTTAATGCTGGAGTTCCGCGGGCGAAGATGCGTGAGGTGCAAGCCGGCGAGGAGTTGGAGTATCCGAAGACTCATAATAGGTTCCACGTGTGGGAAAAGGCAGAGTCGGGAGCGACTTACTGCGTAGGTGTGGATGTAAGTCTTGGCAATGACGGAGGAGATTATTCTTGCTGCCAAGTTATCAAGACGAGTGACCTTGCTCAAGATAAGCAAGTAGCTTGCTGGCACGGGTATCTCGATCCTGAATCGCTTGCAGAGGTCGTGTTGGCTATCTGCTGGATGTACAACGAAGCCCTGGCGGCCGTGGAAGTCAACGCGATGGGCATGGTCACCAACAACAAGTTGGTTCGCGGGTACGAGTACGAGAACATCTATCGCTATAAACACCTCGACAAGATGACCCACTGGATGACGGACATCATGGGGTTCTGGACAAACGACAAGACCAAACGCGCACTTATGTCGAAAATGTCTAAGACCCTACTCGATGACTCGATCGATATTCCAGACAAGTTCACGTGCGACGAGTTCTACGATTTCACAGAGGATGGTGCGGAGGGTGACGGCGCCCATGATGATTTCCAGATGGCGATCCACATTGCTCTTTACTGCGCTCATGAGAACGAGTACCGCGAGATGCGCGAGGGGACGGGCGGGAGCAAGCAGGAATCGACTAAGCAACAAAACGAGTTCAAGATCCTCGACAGATTCGGTACAATCATTCAGACGACAAATTCGCAGCATGAGGCCGAGCGGGTTTCGGGGAAGAACATCGGCAGCAGCATCGTGCGGGACTCAGGGGCGACGGCGGTGGTGAACTTGAAGGGGGTGGGGAAGAGGCGGGTTCCGTCAGATTATCAGTTAACGGACTACAGCCCGGTATTTGATGGAACGGGGACGGCGGCCAGGATGCACGAGGATGGGGTAGCACCAGAAGAGATCACAGCGGAGTCGATGGCGCAGTACGAGGCCGAGCAGGAAGATATGGAGTCGGACGACCAGAACAGTTGGCTTTACCAGTAACCGAGGGGAAGAGATGGAAAATGGTGGATGGATGGTAGTTGTTATCGTGGGCGGTGTCATGATCGGGATACTGCTCTACGAAGAGTTTTGGATAAGAAGATAGGGAGGGGAACAATGGAAAACCAGATGAAGATCTGCTTTGTAACTCTTGGGGATTTTAACCGGATGTGGGCGAAGGCGATGCCTCAAGAACGCTTCAGCGCGGATATTCCTACGCTGAATTTCCTGTACAAAAAACACAACACTCTATTCATCGTCGGCAGGCAAGAAGATTTTATCGCGTCGGTGTATGAGATCAACCCAAAGACTTTCTGAGTCCAAATTTTGGAGTAACAGGAGGAGAGAATGAACCCGGTAGGACTTCCAGAACGAGTGATCTGCCGTCATTGCGGAATAGCTTTGATGTTTGCGGTAAACAGAGACTTCTCAGGGGATATCTCAAAATGGACAGCGAAGCACGAAATTACGGGATACTGTCCCAATGACAACCGGACGTACTTGATCCCCACGATCGAGTGCAATCCAATCGAAGAGTAACAGAAGGGGAAAGATGCAGCCAGTAGCCTATCAGTCAGTGAGGTGCGTATCGTGCGGGACGATTCTTCCCGTAGCGTGGGTGAACGGGGAGTGTGTTGCGTACCATAACTCTCCGGTGTTTTGCCCGAACAATGGAACGAGTTGGAAAGTTCCAACGGTCCAACTTCAGCCGTACACGAACCCAGGAACCACGAGTTAGAGGAGGAGAAAGATGCCACAGATTAGGAGTAGAATAGGGGTGTCGGGAGCGGTGAACTCCCGGTAAAAATCGCCAACAAGAACTGGAGGTTCTGATGACACCCCAAGAAATGATTATCCCACGCAGTATATTGTGAGGCAGTCAAACAACTACACGGAGAATTCGCAAGAGCAGCATGAAAGAGAGGAAATAATGCCGACACTGAAGACAGAATTCGCTTGCAGTTTATGCGAAAAACAAACAGGTAAGCAGGTCCAGATTCTCGCAACAGAGGGAAGGTTGATCTGCCCCGAGAACTCAAATCACAGATGGACAGATACGGCAGACTTCTATGCCAGCAACCCGAAGCTAGTCTTCAAAGTTGGACCAGCCAAGTTTCCGTCTCCAGAGGGGCAGACGACGATCACCCTGAAGATTCCTCAGAGGATCAAGGATGCTCTCGACGGGCGGTATGCCACGGGGCTGGAGTCGGTGGTGGCGAACGTCTTGCTTCAGTTGGTAGACGGTGATGTGATGGTTGTCGGGGAGACGGACAAGAACCGCCTGTTCGAGCAGCTGGGCCAAAATTTTACAAATTCGAGTGAACTTGTTGGCGTGGTCTGGGCTAAGATGTGTGAAGTGGACGAGGCCAAGGCGGAAGCGCAGGCGGCCACGGAAGACCTCAAGGCATACGAGAGCCGTTCGCCAGGGCGTATCGTGGTTGACCTCGGAGACGAGTACGAGCCGGCCAAGGAGAGGGCAAAGAACTCCGAGCCTCCGATGCCTCTCAAGATGTTTATTGAGGAAAAATTGCGGATGGCGCTCAAGGAAAACTGGTTTTAGAAAGAAAGGGTCACAGTGATTGAAGAATTCCCGGAGATAAGGCCAAAGCCGGACGAGGACGACAAACGAACCACGTCACGACTTGAGTATTACACCCAACTCAACGATTGGTGCGATGCGGCAGTTGAGGAAGGTATTGCTCTTCAGCAGGACGTTCCTGAACTCCGGGACATTCAAAACGCTCTCGACTATCTGGTAGGGATGCAGTGGAAGGACGCGATGCCCTCCTACCGGGCAAAGCCAGTCAGCAACGAGTTTCTGTCGATGTTCTGGGAGACGATCGGCCTCATCACAGACATCCGGCCAGTCTCGCACATCGTCGATATTGCCAACGACGGGAAGTATTCCGAGATCGAGAAGATCCTCAACAACTTGAACAAGGGCTGGGTGTCAACGTCTGGGTACGAGCGCCGGATGGCTTTCTGCATCATGTGGGCGATGTTCACCTCGGCGCCGGCCAAGCTCTATTGGAACCCGTTCGCCAGAGGGGACAGCGGAGATCCTTCAGACGGAGACTTGAGTCTGGAGGCTTTGCCGCCGAGTTCGATTCTGCGGCTGGGGATGGGCGACGATCTTCAGGAAGACGAGTGCGTAGTCTATCGGAGGATGCGGACACTCTCATGGATCAAGAGAGCCTACCCGACGATGGGGAAGTACGTCAGGGCTGAAGAGCAGAAGAGCCGGTACACGGTTGACGTGCAGGGTCCAACGGGAGCGCCTCAACTGTTCCCCCCCCTGTCACCCGGCATGAAGAGGTTGCTGGGCGCTGGAGACAAGCAATCCTATTCGAGCCAGTTTCCCCAGGCAGAGACGCAGGAGTTCTGGAGGAAGGACGACTCGATCAACGAATCGCGTGAGCGGGTTTGGATGGGGCCGAAGGGCGCGGCGTGGGGATACTGGGTCGAGCCGGGGAAGAAACTGTACCCCCGCGGCCGAGTTTTCATCAGGGCCGGCAGGGTGACGCTGTACGACTATCCGAGTCCCTACTTCCACCGCAAGAAGCCGTTCGCCAGCCTTGGACTCTACGCAGTGCCGTGGCAGCAGTACGCATTGAGCGTGGTAAAGCCGTGGATGTCCCAGCAGGATATTCTCAACCAGATGATGTCGGGGATGCTCCAGACGGTCAAGAAGGCCATCAGTCCGGCTTTGATGGCGGCCAAGAGCGCGATCAATCCGGCGGCGATGAAGGCGATCGACAGTTCCAAACCGAACCTGAAGATCACCTACAGCCAGAACGCGCCTCACCCTCCAACGTGGCAGGCACCTCCAGTGCTTCCGACCTACGTCCTGCAAATCTACACGCAGATCCTCCAGTCGATGAAGCAGAGTTCCGGCGCATCGGCTGTGGGAGATGCCCTTGGGAAGAAGCAGGTTCCTTCAGGGGACTCCCTCGACAAGATCCAGATGGCGAAGAACACGCCGATCCGCGTGATGGGCCGAAGTGTCGAATGGTTCAACGACGAAATCGGTCAGCAGTGGGCAGCCGACGCTTTGCAGTTCTACGACGCGGAGCGCAGGATGGAGTTACTCGGATCAGCAGGACTGGCGAGGGAAGACATGGACGACAAGCCAGGGACGCTTATACCGGACGGAATCCAATCTGAGGCGTTCGTTCGCCGGTATCACTACAAGACTGAGCGCGGTACGTTGCTTCATATCCAGCAGCAGGAGCGCATCCCGATCGCCTTCCAGATGCGGAAGGTCCACGACTTATCTCGCAAGCAGACGTTCAAAATTCTCAACTGGAACATTGATGAGAAGGAGAACGATGAGGAATTGAAGATGGAGGCCGCGGCGATGGCTCAGGCACAAGCTGGCGCACCACCGAAGGGCGGCCATAAATGAGCACGGCAGAGGCGAGCAAGAAGGTAGCCGAGCAGGACATTCCAAAGATTCTGGCGGCGATCCAGTCAGCGATCGAGGCTAAGAGGAAGTGGACGCTTGTTGTTGAAGGAAGTGACAACGGCGGGATACTGGACATTCAACTGACGCAGAAAAAGTCATACAAGTAGTTTTTTTCATTGCACTGCAAAAAGTCGTTGACAGAAGTTCAGCGACGGATAATGATTCTGACAGGGCAAGAGTAGCGATTACCGGGAAACCGGAGAGATTGCGGCAGCCGCGAGTGGGAGAAATCCCGTCCGCGGCTTTTTCTTTTGTCCGAGAGGCCCAGAATCTTTCCCTGGGGAACCTCAGCGGTGGAGGCCGCCAGCCGAGCAATCGGCTGCAATAAAAAACCCAGGGGGAAACCCCGGAAAGGATATACACCATGGCTCGTCACAAGGGCAAGCGCAAGGGTGGCCGGAAGGCCAAGGGCCGCAAGTAGTTTTACGGCTTCAGCAGTGAACGAGGGGCGTTTCACCGCGCCCCTCCACACCATCGCAAGGGGATCATCATGGCAAAGAGCAGCGGAATGGCCGAGTCGATTGAGCAAGGCCACTTTCTTCATACCTCCTCCCCGAAATTGGGCAAGGGAACCTTCGATCCGGTTGGTACATTCATCGACGAGGGCGAGATGACCACGATCACTCCGAAAGCTACGAGTGTCAACGTGAAGACCGGCAAGCTCCAAAACAACGAGAACGGATTCTAACTCATGCCTCCAATGACACAGCCGCCGATGGCGCCGGACGTACAAGCCCAGATGGGTCCAGGGCCGGCATTTGGTGCTCTGGCTGGGCAGGCACAGGGTCAGATGGGGAAGAGTCCCATCGAGACCGCTGTGGGGACCGTGGAAAAGATTCTCAGCGGAATTCAGGATGAGGCGATGCGCCCCTTCATCCAGAAGGCCATAGCCACTTTGAAGGTGGGGATGGCACAGTCGGCGCAAAAGCAACCACAGTCGGCGGGTATGGGGGCACCACCTCCGGGTGGCGGACCTCCTCAGATACCGACGCCACCGACTCCGGGGCAGATGCCGGGGTAGGGCAACGATAACAGGTAAGAAGTCGGAAACGGCAGTCTTATCCGAAGCCCCGCGAAGCCCGAAAGGGAAGCGAGGAAGGATGCGAGATGGCAGTCCAAACGTGGGAAGAGATTTTAGCGGCAGCGCGGCTTAGTGCTGAGGAACGCAAGGTCATTGACAACATCGTGCAGAAAGTCCCCGAGTTCAAAGACGGGCGGCTTCGGCAAGCGGACTACGACCGTAACATTCAGAAGTTGAAAACTCAGGAAAAGGAATATTCCGAAGCTCTTGAGTACAACGCACGGATGAAGGCGTGGGCTGACGAGAAGGTTCCGATCTGGGAGACCCTAGTGGAAGAGGGTGTGATCGATGAGGAATCGAAACCGTTGTGGCCTGGACAAAAGGCCGAGCTTGAGAAGCAGCTTGAAGAAGCCCGAAAGGCGGCAGTTGGAGGCGATATGGACCCGGCAGAGTTGGACAAGCGCGTGAAGGCAATCGTGGCGGATTCGGGCATGAGCCTGAACGCCGAGCAATACCGGAACCTGTACGCCAGCGAGGGCAAGAAGCTGGTAGAGGAGACGGTCAACGCAAAGTACAAAGAGTTCGAGACCGACTTCAACTCCAATCGAGTTCCTTTCCTTGGCGGGTTCGCGGCCAGCACAGCACTTGCGGCAATGCGATACGAGAAGGAAACCGGAAAGACGTTTGACGTTGAGGCTCGAAACAATCTTTTCAACACCATGACCAAAGAGCAGAGTTTCGATGCGATGGTGGTTATGGAGAAGATTCTTGAGCCGATAGCCCGCGAGAAGAAGACGGCGGCCGACATTGAGCGGTTGGCGGAAGAGCGGGCGCAAAAGATTATTGCCGAGCGCGGCGGTATGCCGGGTGGCGGCAGCGAGGGTCAATTCCCAACTGGCGGGGCCAGGGGCAGTCTGCAAAAGATGTTGGAAGAAAGTGCGGCGTCTGAGGGCGATGTTGAGTCTTTGACGATGGCCGCGGCAAGAACGGCATCGGCGGAATTGAGAGCCGCCGGCAAGTTTTAAGGCATTGAGGTAGGCGGGACACCTTGAGTTCCCGCACTGCATCTCCATAGGAAGCATGGTTCCCATGCGAAGCCTTCAGGGATAGCAGGGGTGAGTTGACTAGGAAGCCGATAGGCGAAGCCTGGGAGACTAGGGCGACAACGGCGCAAGCCGCGGTTTTCAATCATCTCTGGCCCGAATGGGCGCATCGGCGAGGCAAAAGCTGAACCGAAGAAAGCAAAGGACTTATGGCCCTCACATGGAACGATTTAACGGGGAAGACGAATGATCATATCGTCCCCATCATCACCGACAACGTGTTCAAGTCTTCGCCGGTATTCACCCGCCTCCGCAAAAAGCGGAGATTCGCATTTCCCGGCGGCTTGACCATTCGCCACAACATCATGTACGCGCCTCTGAAGGGTGGGTTCTTCCAGCGCGGCCAAGCCTTTGACACCTCGGCAGTCCAGACGGACACAGCCCTCCAGTTCAACCTGAAGTACGCCTACACTAACATCACGCTGTACGGTGTGGATCAGGTTCTCAACCGCGGGACGGAAGCGGCCATGAGTTACGTTTCCTCGAAGATGGTCAACGCTTCGGGAACGATGGCTCAGATCCTTGGCACTTCAGTCTTCGGTGACGGCCAGGGTACGTTGAACTCGACTCTTGAGTTGGACGGATTCTCGGCGGCCGTTGACAACGGTGTGAACTACCCGACCTACGGCGGCATCACCCGGTCGGATATTTCCAGCGTAGCCAACACGGGCATCAACTCCTACTACGCGGCTCCTTCGGCCTTCAACCTGTCAACCGTCCAGACGGCCTTCGGTGCGTCCTGGTTCGGTCAGGAGAAGCCGGATATGCTGGCGACCACACAGCCGGTGTGGGATGCGTTCTGGATCAAGCTCCAGCCGCAGCAACGGTTCAATGACGAGACCTCCGACGTTCACGTTGGGTTCAAGTCGTTCAACTGGAACGGAGCGCAGGTGGTGGTCGATCAGTACCTTTCGGTTCTGGGCGGCACCTACACGATGTTTGGTTTGAACACCAACTACATCTACCTGTACGTCTCCGACGTGCCGAAGTACCAGTTTGGATTCACGGGCTGGAAAGAATCGCAGAGCACTGATGACATGGCCGGACAGTATATGTTCGGTGGCAACATGGTTGTTGCCGCACCGCGTCTCATGTTCAGAGAGGCATTCTCCGCCCTGTAATTGGGCTGAAGAGAGGACACGACAATGGCATTTTTGAATCCGTCAAATCAGCTTATCCAGATCGACACTGGAAACGTGCTCACGTATATGTTCAACCCGGCGTCTTCGCCGATTTCGGTCTATGCGAATATCGGAGAGATTCAGGTTCTCGGACAGCGGTACGTGGGCATCAACGCGATCACAACGGCCAATCCGTCCGGTTCGCCAGCAATCTACGTGTTGGCGAAGATGCTTGCGACCTCGGCCGCGACTCTTGCTGCATGGCAGACCGCAAACGCTCCGGCTCCGGTCTACTGGACGGACACCACCTTCACCACCGTTTCCCCGATCATGTCGGAAGGCTTCGGCGGGTTGCAGGCGAGTGTCGCCGGCTACTGGATGCCGAACTACGCATCTCTTCCGAAAGTGACGCTGGCGCAGTTGCAGGGTGCCTACGGTCTGGTTCAGGTGGCTGGATACCTTCCCGGTGCGTACTGCCCCGCGAACGGAACTCTGGCGGCTGGCAACTGGCTCATCGGCAATGCAGGCTCCTATCAGTCCGCTGGTGTGGCGGCTGCTTCTGGTCCGGGGTATCGCGCTCTGGGTATCCAGATTGCAGCGGCTTCGAGCAACTTGGCGAACGTACTTGTCCTGTCGGACATCATCTAACCGGAGGGAATCATGGCTTACACAGTAACGAAGAATCCCGATGGAGATGTGAACCTTGGCAACTTGGCTGGAGAGTTTGTTACCCTCCAGCCGGCGGCCTCGGATTATCCTTTGGGAGGGTATGCTCTGGTCGGCGGTGAGACGGCAAACACCAACTCGACTCCGAACCTCATTAACGTCGATCTCTGGAGAATCTTGACTGCGCTTCCCGTAGGCAGTCAAGGCGGTTTGGCGCCAGTTTGGAATCCAACTACACAGAAGGTTCAGATTTACGGGGAGGGACCGAACCCTGGAATTACCCTGGGTCTTGGTCCGGTATCAGCGGCAAAGTCAACGACTATCGGTGTGACATCAAACGTCATCACCGTGACGATCGCCAACAACCTTGTCGCGGGTCAGTTTGTGTACTTGCAGTCGTTCACGGCGGGTGGAGCCCTCAACGGCCTCATTGTGCAGGTGGCGACGGCGAGTGCAACGCAGTTCACGGCCAACTACCCGACGCCAAACATCACGGCGGCTACGGCCGATACAACCGGAACCTACCAGTTGATTCAGGCAGGAACCGGAAACCTGTTGACGACTGGAACGGTAGCCAACATCACGAACTCTCTGTCCACCTCGTCACTGTTGACGATGACCTGCGCAAACACGTTCACGCCAGGGCAATTTGTCATCATTCAGGGGTTGACGAACGGTGCCACGGCAAACGGTGTCATTGCCCAGATTGCGACAGCTTCGGCAACGCAGTTCACGGCAAACTGGACAGGCACTTCATTCACCACGGCGGCCGACGTTGGTACGGCATCGTTGTTGGTCACGTCAGGCAATGCTCCTGTCAACTCTGGAGACATTACTGCCTCGATCACGAACTCTTTGGCAACAGCATCTTCTGCGGGTACGGCCGGAGTTGTTACGTTGACAGGTCTTCAAAGCTTCCTGCCGGGTTACATTGCCGTCATTCAGGGACTCACGAACGGCGCTGGAGTAAACGGCGATCTCTTGGTTGTGAATGCTGCTAGTTTGACCAACAAGATTTTTGTTGGCAATACGAAGAACGCAGGGTTTACGACTGCGTCGGATTCTGGGACCGCGGCTGTTCTTGTAACCGGAGCGCCTTCTGGGCTGAGTT